AAAAAGTCACCATACTTACACATATTTCTTGTCCATGACCACAAATTAAATTCAATATTTAATACATCATAAAACAAGTTATATAAAATCTTTTGAATATTTTCGTCACTAGAACGAATATGAAGCATTTCACCTGATTCGTTTCTTAATGTACATTCATCAGCTATAATATCTAAAGCACTACTTACGATAGCATCAGTATCCATTGATTCATAATCACTATAAAGTTGAGGACGAAGTGAAGGATAATTTATAGCCATCTGTCCAGCATAAGCTGCTATGCCAGATGTTGTGTAAACTCTACTAAATCTATCTACAACAGAGTTTGTTGCCAATACCCCTGTTGTTTGAATATTATTTGTATCTAGTATTTTTAGTTCGTCTCCTCCTACATTTCTAATAATTACATCAGAACTAAAGAGTCGTTTTAAGTTGTCAAATATAGCCATTCTTATATATGATAATAAATATTATTAAATTAGCCAAGTTAAATCCATTATTTGTCCGTTACCAATATCCATATTCCATTGGTTAGGAACTCCATTTCCTCCGCCTATTCCTCGGTAACTTCCACCTTGATAAACACTAGGTCCCACAGATGTTGTTGCTTTTCCAAAATTTTCTAAACTTGCTATAGTTAATTGATCTCCTGTTTGTTTATATTTAAGACTTGTGTCTCTTAAAAACATACAAATACCTAAAGCCATTACTAAGTCATCATGATAGCCATCTTGTGCTTGAGCTTTACCATGTTTCCAAATAAATGTTCTTAATTCTTCTAAAGTACGTTTACTTTGAATAGTTACACTTTTTTCATGTAAATAACTAATCATTTTTCCAATAACTAATGGACGAGTACGTAAAGTTGTACTAAAACCAGGCACCATCCCTTGTCCTGAGTCAAATTTATTTAAGTACATTTCTACATTAGTAAGAGCTGCGTCTTGTCTTGGACTATAATACATGTTTGGATAACCTCGTTCAATTGCTGTTTGAACTACGTCCCATCCTACGTTAGCATTTTCAATAACTAACAAAGCATTATTATATTCACTAGCTATGCCAACTAAAAAATGACCATAATCACGAGTTCCTATTTGTCCTTTATATTCTGCTACTTGAGTATTAGTTTCTATGTCAAAAACATGGAAAGCGCTATAATCTTTTCCATCTCCTCGAGCACAGTCAGCAACAACCGCATACATTTTTGAGTAATCTGGTCTTTCAAACACCCAAAGATTACCATCTAAACCTCTACGTTCTAAAGGTTCTTTTGCTTGAATTAAATACCAATTTAAAATAGCAGGATCAATAGCTGTGTCACCAGAAGTTGTAAAGTCACAATCACATTCTTGAGCAGCCATTCTAGGTCCTAAATCTACATCTTGTTGGTCTCTCCAACTTTGATTTCGTTCAGGATGAACGTCCCATGGTAATCTAATTGGCAAAAAACTATTTTGACCTTCTTCTGCTTTTACCCAAGTTCTGTGGAACCAGTTTCCTGTGCCATATGGTGTAGACATAGCGATACATCCACCACCAGTCGCCAAGGTTTGTTGGGCAGATACGAATACCTCTTCAATATTATCGATAAACGCGGCCTCGTCAATAAGTAACAAAGATACGGCTTCACTTCGCGCACTATCACCAGCAGCTGATACGGCTTTCATTTGGCTACCGTTTGATAGTCGTATACTAAGTTTATTGTTTTCTAAAGATTTAATTTTCATCCAACTAGGTAAATTATCATATCCAAATTTTACCTTAGTTACCATGTTTTTTGCTGTTTCTGTTTTAGTAGCAATACACAATACGTTTTTATCAGTATTAAAAAGCATAAGCCATAAAGCATATGCTGAACTTAATGTACTAATTCCTAATTGTCTTGATTTATTTATTAAACTAAATTTATTTTTTAAGAATAATCTTAATACACTTTCCTGAAACGGGTATAAATTAAAATGAACTCTACCTTTGGTAGGGTGTTGAATCATATAATACTTTTTACAAAAATAAATAGGATCTTGCTTACATTTAAGAAGTTCTTGTTGAATAGCTTCTTTTATGGAAAGCTGTTTTGGAATGTCATTTGACTCGCTCATAACAATACTATTAAAAATATACTAATTGCTGCTACTATACCAGTAAGTACATAGGATTTACTTAATTTAGTTTGTAAATCACTTACTTGATTTTCTTTTTCTGTTATCACACCTTTATAACTAGTAACTACACTATCATGTCTAGTTTCATTTTTCTTATATAAAGCTATTTGAACATCACTAACTTTTATTGTAGAATCTTGTGATTTAATAATACTAGACTGGCTTTTAATGGTATCTCTACTGACAGTAATTTGTTTTTTTAAATAGTCTCGTTCTACTTTTACCTCTAACGCATTCCTTAAAGCAGAAACCGGTACTACTACATTAGTATCATTTAAAAGTTTTTGTGAACTTACTGGCAATATCAACATTAGACATACCATTAAGACGATTACGTTCTTCTTCATATTGTTCTTTATATTCTGATGCTCTTTTAGCGGCTGCTTCTAAGTCTTTTTTATCTTTAGCAATTTGAGCAGCTAAGACATTTTTTACTGAATCTAAACTAGCTATTTTTTGTTTATCTTTAGCTATTTCTTTATTTAAACTGTCTATAGTATTATAATATTGTTGTTCTTTATCGTTAGAATAAAGTGGTGTTGGTTTATGAAACCAAAAATACAACACAACTATTATAATCAATAAACCTATAACCGTTGATATTTTTTTCATATTACAGTCCTAAATCAGACATTGTATTAAGATCATTTTCTTCTTCTAATGATGATCTCCACATGTCAAATTCACTTCTCATAGATTCTTCGGGACTTTTAAATCTTGATATAACATCATTATCAGCAAACACACCTGATGTTCCTTTTCCATCATCAAATAAATGATATGTTGTTCCTTTAATGTCCTTGGCAATACCTTTATATTTCATGTATAAATTTCCTGTTTCTCCTGAACCAGGTATTTCACCTACATAAACATATTCTTTACCTACTGTTAAATTTTGGGGATCTACTTCATTTAAAGTTTCTTCTTTAAGTTTAACATCAGTATCTTTTAGTTTCATTTCACCAAAAGCGTGTTTTTTAAAAGGTACGGCTTCTTGTACGTCTTCTACCTCATTTATTGATTGAGGTTTGAAAGCTTGTACCATTCTTCTAAATAAATCGTTTGAAAAATTTATATTGTCCATATTTACATTTTAGTATAAATATGTTCAAATATAGCTTTTACACGTTCTTCTGTAGATCCACTTACTACTAGTAAATTTTTAGGTGGATATGCTTCTAAAAGATTTTGAATTTGATAATCAATTTGATCTCTGTATTCACTATTGGTTTCACGAACTCCGTTATCTTCTATTTCTACTCCATCAGGTTTTACGTAAATTACTAAATCATATTCATCTTTAAGATTCATAGCAGCATGTTCAAAATCATACTTTTGACTATTAGGAATACTTTTAGATAAAGCTGTAAAACTACAAACATCCCATATAGTTCTGTCTGTAATAATGTTGTCAAATATTAATTCAGTACTTCTTTCTGCTAAAAATATAAATTGACCTTTTAAAGTACTATCAGTATTAAGAGGAATGCCTAAACTCATTAAGTATTTACTTCGTTCAGTAGCAGTTTCATAATTCTTAAAAAAATCATGTGCTCTTAAAGCATTTACCAATGTAGTTTTACCTACACTCATTGTACCTGTTAAACCTATTTTCATATTATTACATTGATTGTTCGTAACGTGGGTCTTTTGATGGTGGAATGCCATTAAAGTCTCTTTTAGCTTCTTCCCACTGTTCTTTAGTTTTTCGTTCTCCAAAAATATAATATTCTGGTTTTTGTTTTTGATCTTTTGGGTAAATCAACGCAGGACCATCCCAATTGTGTAATACTCTACGTTCATCGTTGTTAAAGTAATGAATAACTTTACCATCAACGGTTTTCATTTTAATTGTTTGCATAACTTATTGTATATAGTTTAAATAAAAAGTGTTAAATCTCCATCATACCATACATCTTCTAGATGGTATTTGTCGTTAAGTAAAGACTCAGCAACATAAATTCCATGAGCACCACTTACTGTAATTCCTCTTGCTGATAATGCATCTCCTACAAAATAAACATTTGGATATTTAGTAAGACTCAAATTTTTATAATTAACAAGTGGTTCAGGTGAAAGATACTTTACTTCAGGCACATAAACTCCCCAATCATCACCAAAATCAAATACTTTATTCATGTCATCAATGAAATTTTTAATGTAATTCCAATACTCACCCATAGCTTCTTCAATTTGTGATGTTTCTGCAACTGGATAGCTGCTAACCATTTCACCTTCTGATGTGATTCCTGCTACTCTTGATGGACTGTAATATAATCCTGTTCCATCTTGTTGCAATTTAGACACAACATTACGACTCCACTCAAATGGATTTTCAATGCCTTTGATTTCCATAATGATACCAAAATTAGTCATGTTGTTTCTGTATTCTTCACCTTTTTTAGCATGACCATTATAAGTAATGTCACCATAAGTTTCTTCTACAGCAACATAAGCAGCGTTATTGTTAGTACAGAATGAACGTAAACTAACATCATCAAACTTTTGATATAACTTAAAATCATAACTTACATCAATTAATTTTTGAAAATAATGTTGTGGTGCTTCAAATCGAACTCCAATCTGGACTGATTTAGGTTCATCTGGTAATTGGTATTGATTAGCTAATTGTTGAGCAAAATCAATTCCTGATTTGCCTACTGCAAATATAAGTTCATCATAATCAATATAACCACCTACACCTTTATTAGGCATTTCTTCATATTCTACATGATTACTATCAAATGAAATATTTTGTACTTTAGATTCCCAAATAAACTTTACACCTTTTTCTTGTAAATAAGTATACCAGTTTTTAGCAATTTCATGAAGATAATTACTACCAATATGATACACAGGAAACATTCTTAAACCGAAATATGGTTTAATAAATTCAGGTTCTTCTTGAGGATTAGACAAATAAATTTCTGCTTCTTTAGGATGAAAACGTCTAAAATTTTCTATTACTTGATCCATCAAATCCATAGCTTTTGCTTCACCACAGTATTTTGATAATTGACCACCAATTGCTGTGTGGTAAGTTAATTTACCATCACTCCATCCTCCAGCTCCTAACATTCCTTCCATTACTTCTTCAGGAAGTCTGTTGTGGGGATCTTTACCCATATCAATAATAGTAATATCTTTTCCAGGATAACCATTATCTACCAATTTAGTTGCTGCATTGATGCCTGCAACACCTGCTCCTACAATAACTATTTTCATGCTCATAACCAAAATATTATAATAAATTATTCATATTAAACCAAATAAATTTTTAATTTAAGTTTACCACTTCCTTTAATAGCTCTATGCCATTTATGTTTAGGAATATGAATTGGTTTATTTAATGAAGTTGGTAATTCGTTATCTAATTGAATCTGCCAATTTGTTTCGCCAATTATTTCAATTGTTCTGTCTTCATTATCTCGATGCCACATCAATTCTATAGGATCAATGTTTTCATCAAATTCTCTAATAATATATTTGTCAGTAACTTCTATATTAGTATAAGGTTTCATTTAATGGGTTCCCACCAATTTGTACAATATTCGTCAGCTTTATAAGGAATTTTATTTGTTCCTGCCCACTCAACATAATAAGTACTTAAACAAATTTGTTCTTCTTTATTCCACCATTTACAGTTAGCGCAACAAGAACCGCCTTTAGGTACTTTTAAACCAGCTTTATGATTAGGAGGTAAAACCATTTCACCTGGTCCACCATAGTTTTCTGTAAGTATGTTTTGTAGTTTAAGCATTTTTATCTTTAATTAATAATTCACCTAAAACTTCTAAACGACCAACTTCTCTTTGAAATTCAATTTGAGACATGTTTAAAGAAATTTTTTTATAAGTTTCTTCGTATTCTTTTTTTGCTTTTTCTAAATCTAATTTACCTTCACTTGCCTTTTTATAATATGGTAATTTAACTTTAAAGTGATGCCAAGTTAAAAGCGCTAAACCTCCTTTTTTATGAGCATTATCAGCAATTTTTTTAGCTCCACCCATACGAGTTTGACTAAAATCTTCAAATTGGTTTTTTGCTTCTACTAATATGTCTTTAAATTTAATCATTTATATTTTATTAAACATTTGTTGTAGTTTAGCAGGAGCTACTTTTGCGTCTCTTGACTTTTGATCTACATTTATAAGTACGGTTTTATTTGGATCTATATTCTTTGCTTTGATATAATAGTTACCATTTCCTGTAACACCCAGTTTTTTAATGAAATCATCAATATACTTTTGATCAGTTGTATGTTGAGATAATAATTCTTCCAATCCACTTTTTGTTAAAATAGTATTTGGATCTCCGACATTTTCAGAAGGTTTAGAGGTAGTAGCTTCATATTTTTCAAGGTATTGATCTAAAACCATGTCAATAGCTCTTGCATCCTCTTTTGGTCTTCCTGAAATGTTTGAAAGTAAAATAGGAATAGGAGCATGCAAAAGTACATGCTTTACATTAGGAACATATTTTAATATACCATCATCTATATCATCAAAAATAATTTTTTTCCAACCACCATATTTATATTCTTGAGCCATATACCACTTTCTAGAATCAACACCAGATATTAAATCTTTATTATGTGGATGTAAACGAAATCCTACAGTAGTATCGCCCCTATTTTCTCCAAACCCCCCTTTTCTTTTTTGAGCCATTAATTTATGAAATTCTTCACCTGCTTTAGGGTTGGGACCATCCCCAGCATGATCATATTTAATTCTATTTTTTTTACCTTGTTGATCATTCCTACCAAACATATCACTGTCTATTTGAACCCATTGATTAGGATCAGTAGCTTTATAAAAAGGAACAGCTTTTAATATTTGAGTAGCCATAGATTTTCCAGCTGATGAAGTTCCATCAATTAATATAGCGGTTTTAGTTTCTACTACTTCTTTTAATATATCTACTAATTTAATCATTTTGTTTTACCCCATGTTTTACCTTTACCTGGTCTTTTACATTGGCTTGGAGTTGGGCGACAAGAAGGATACTTTGATCTTACTTCACCTTTTTTTCTACCACAAGGTTTACATTTACCATCACGACAAGTATTGCAATCTACCCATCCTCCAGTTTTACCTGGTGCTCCTTTTCGTTTAAACCAAGTTCTTAATGTTTCTTTTTTAGCTTCGTTTAATTTAGATTTTCTTTTTTCAATATGAGACTCAATATCTTCGGCTTTATAACTCAATAATTGACCTATTCTTCTAGTATCTTCATCGGTAGCTTTATATGATAAATAACCGTTGTATTTTTCTGCTATGTCTTTTAATTCATTAGCTTCATTTTCAGCTCCTTTTACATGAAAAATATAAGCTCTATGGGGATTTGAAGGAACTTTAACAATACCTAAATCAAACTTTTTTACAATATCCCAAAAATTTCTTTCAGGAAAATCCATGCCATCTAAAACTATAAAACCTAATTTTCGTTTTCCATCTAAAACAGTTTTTACAGAACTTTTATCTTTGTATGCTTCTTCAGCACTAATTTCTTCTTTTAGTCCCTTCCAAATTTTACCTTTACGACATCTAACAATAGCACCAGACTTATATGCTGAAGGTTTACTGTAACGACGATCTGCTATGCGTTTACAGCGATCTTCAGTGAGTACTTCAAGCAATATGTTGGTAAGTTTAATCATGTATAAATTACAGTTGTTATTTCATCTGTAGGTACTAACTTACCGCCTACACTTTCTATTTTTTGTTTTATTTCTTCAAAGTTTTTTGGTTGTACGGTTACTTTAAAGCTTTTTGGATTTTCTTGAACAAACTTAAAAAAATCATTTAATGTAGGAAATAAATCTGTTATTTTAGGACGATTTTGATAATAACCTTTTTTTATTGATACAGCTTCACCAGGAATTTTTAAGTACTGTTTCTTTTCTAAAAATGGTTTTAAAAATCCATATTTAGTTGATCTAAATGTTGTAATTTTTCTTAAAAACCTACGTTGATTAAATGTATAAATTCCAAATTCCCTATTTAATCCCAGTTGTACACTCCCATACTGTACTGCTAATCTTCTTTCTTCTTCTCTAGGTATCTCTATATTAAAATTTTCTATTACTGTAAAATCTAGTTTATTTACGTTATCATCTATTTTTATTTTTCTTAAGGCTTGAGTTAAATCAATGCCTTGAGTTAAATCAGAAGTAGGAGCTGCTGTAACTGTAAATTCATCATCTATGTCTACTCCTAAGTCTTTTGCTTTAATAGCTGCGCCTTCTACAGGCATTATAATACCATTTTGCAATAAAGATTTTATAAATGTACTAGCATTACCTGTTCCTTTAATGTTAAATACTTTTTTAATGTCTTCTACATTAAAGTGGTTTATGTCTTCTAAAGATTCCATTTTCAAAACAATGTCTTGAAATCTAGATCCTGAACCTCTAACGTTAGATAATTTACTTTCCCAGTCATCTGTTAAAGTATAAAACTTTTTGATTTGTGGCATTTCAGCCAAATGTCTTTTTACAGCTTCTACTAGTATTGCTTTTATTAAATTTCTTTTTTCCATTACTGTATTTATAAATATTGTGCTTTATATTGTTTATTACATATAGTATTAGCTTTTCCTACTAATTGACATCTTACAGTTTCTGGATTAATGTTAAGATCTAAAGCTAATTGGTTATAGTTAGAATATGTTTTTATATATTCTCCTGTAGTTTTATATAGAGCAACTTGTTTACTTTTTCCTTTATTAGGACTTATTCTACCTTTATGAGCTTGTGTTACACCAGGTTTTGATTTACCTTTACCACCACCATTAGGATTAGATTTTCCTAACTTTGATTGTCTTATTTTTTCAACTTGTTCTGGAGAGAGTTTTCTTCCTTTTAATTTTTCACTAGCAGATAGTCTACCTTCTATAGGGTGTATTGTTCCTTTATTGGATTGGCTAATTTTTTGTTTAGTAGATTCTTTAACTATTTCAGGTCCTCCACCACCTGAGTTTTGATTGATAAGAGGATAGCCTAGATTTTTAAATAAATTAATATAGTGTTTTTCCCAATATTTCCAATCATCTACAGAATCTACTACTTCTAAAATAATAGAAGAATCATTTAAACGTTTTTGGTGTTCTTTTTCTCTTTTATTTGGGATATTTTTTGTCTTCCCAACATAAAATGGAACTTTATCACCTTTATGCAAATAATAAATTGCTGTTTTCATTCGATGATAAATATTATAAAGTATTGGATTTACCAAAAACCGCTAAAAGAACTTTTCAGCCCTAAGAGACGCGCATACCTTGGAAGTCGACAACTCCAATAACTTGCTTTAGTTCTGTCTTTTTTATTAGGACAATCGTGACGTTTTGAAAAAGCAGCTCTTGCTTTAGAGTTATTAATTTTAGCTGATAAACCAGTAGTATCACCAAATGATACTTTTTTAACCCCACCGCCTGGTTTTCTTACGTAAACATAAAATTTCTTAGAACCTCCACGTTTTGGTTTACCAATTGGAGGTGTTTTTTTCTTTTTGTCTGCTTCTTCTAAATCTACTTCTTCTAATAACAAATCTATTGGAACTAACTTACCATTGTAAAAGTCAAATGTGCCAATTTCTGTTTCTTCTAAAAGTTGTTTATCAGCTCCGTCAAAAAGAATTTGTTTATTTTCATGTAACCATCTAGCTTCTTGCCATAAGTCAAGAAAAGATTCACTACCATATCTAAATGTATTTTCAGTAATGGAAAGTTTTTTATAAACATGATATAACATGTTAGGACTAACTTTTTCTGGGTTAGTTGATTCTATTAATAAAGGAGCTTTAGGTCTAGTACAAGTTGGGCATCCTAATCCTTCTATTAATATGTCTTTTAACTTAATCATTTCGGTCTGTTTATTGATTTTACTTTTAAACTAGGAAGTATACCTCCTGCTGAGTTTCTCATGTCTATTTGATAGACAGTTTCACCTCCTTCAGGACTATTAGTAGTAACTCTTACTTCACATGATTTGCTTGACACTGATGGGTATTTTACTTTTACATTAGTTACTTCTCCAATAAGTTCATCAATGTCTTCTTTTTGATTTATGTCTTTTATGTAAAGTTCGCCTGGTTTTATTTGTCTTACATAATAATATCCATAACCGTAGCTAGATCTTAAGAAATTAATGATTTTTTGTCCATCATAGTCAGTAATATTTTCCCACTGTGATGGTACTCCTTCTTGTTTAACATTATTTTCTAAACCATCTGCTATTTTTTCAGGATTGACACCAGTAATTTCAACAATTTTCTTAGTTAAACTGTCATCTTTCATAAAACTATCTTCATCAAAATAAATGTTTTTATCTGGGCTTTGTTTAATGAATTTTAAAGTTCCTCCATTGTAAACATAATCACCTTTTGGATCTTTTAATGAAATTTTATAATCTTGACCATTAGCTTTAATAATAATATCAGCTATTTTTGTGCCTATATCTTCAGGTTCTTCTAAACTTGGTTGACGTTTAGTGTCTATTTTACCTGTACCCTCTACATCATCTGAGCTTATAGTTTGAGGGTTAATTTCAAGATAATCAAAGAGTTGTTTTACTTCTTCATCTTCTATATCTTTTAATTCTTTACCTGCATTTTGTTTTAATTTTTCTACAAATTCTTTTTCATAAGCTTCACCTTTATTAGCACCTGATGCTAATATTACACCAACAGATCCAAATTCAGTTTCAAAACTATACATAGAAAATCTATTACTGCCATAAGGTTTAACATTTATACCTGTTTTAGGAGGAATAACTTTAATATTAGCGTCTGGGTAGAGAGTTTGTAGTAAAGCTTCAAACTGTTCACTAGGTATTTTGTTTGGGTTGGCTACTCTTGAACTTTTGTTCATAGGCTTAAACCCAAATTCTTTATTTTCTTCAGAATTTAAAATTCTTTGAACTACTTTACCACTATTTTGACCAATAGAACCTTCTAAAAGTAAAACTTGTCTTAATGCTATGCGAAACGCTGTTGGGTATTTTTTACCTATTTCTAAAAGAATCTTTTTTTTTGACTCAACTAAAGGAGTAGTAGTTGTTTCTTCTGCTGTAGGTAAACTTTCATTTCCTGTTGGTGGAGCTCCTTCTCCGCCTCCTCCAGCGAATGGATTAGATCCTTCAGATGGTAATGGTGTTTCTGTAGATTCATTAGCCATTGCTTCTTCACTTGGTTCAAGTCCTAATGGAGCTCCCATCATTAATAAGCGAGCTATAGCATCAATTGCTCTTCCTCGTTCTCCTATGTTTAACAAGTAATATTTTTTACCAGCTATTTTAGCAATCCAAGTTCTACCCATGTAAATCATGTAAAAAAACTGGTTGTTGTGTAAAATTACTTTAAAAGTTGTGGGAATAGGGGCAATAACGTAAATACCTGTTATATAGTCTAAAAAATTATTACTAAGTAATGTTTGAAGAGATTCTTTTAATGTAGGATAGCTATAAAGTATATAACCTATTGGATCTTCTTCAAATGTAGGAACTTTTTTAGTATCTTTGTTAAACTTTTCAATGTAAGCCTTATCCGTTTCCTTAGATGTACGGAATTTTTGGTATTCTTCGTCGAATATCTTTTGAAAAGTTTTAATATTCATTACTTACGACGTAATTTTGCTTTTTCTATTTTTTCACCTTTAGCAACTCCTGCACCAAAAGTATTTTTTTCGCCCTTTTTACCGAAACGTTTAGCGTCTCTAGCACGTTTGTAATCTGTATCTCCTCTTCCTTCGTAGAACTGAGCACCTAAAATAACATCTGAATCAGAAGAATGCATAGAAGGCATATCGTCCATATCTTCTTCTTCCTCACCAGCTAAATAACGATAAACTGAGTTTAAGTAGTCTTCTGCTTTAGTAAGTTTTGATTGAACCCATGCATCTAACTGTTCTCCATCGTCAATCATATTACACAATTTATCCGATAAGTCTTTAACAGCACGAAGTTGACTGTGAGCCATATCTGATTCATCGTCTGGTTGTTTCCAATCATCTTCTTCTAAATCTTCAGCATCAAAAGCCATATTTACTCCAGTTTTATTAGGAACTAATGGATCTTCTTTCATAGATTTTTTAGCAGTACGTAATGCTTTAAAATCATCACCTGTAATTTTATCTTTAGGTTCAGCAGCAGATGCTATTTTATTTTGTTTATCAGATAGCTCATTAAACTCTTTTAAAGCTTGCTGCATGCGCCATTCGCGGATGTCAAAGTTGTTGTTAGTCATTTTTATATTCTGTTACTTCAGCGCCTAATACATTAGGCATTTTTTTACGGATATTTTCTAAAATCTTTTTAAGTCTTTCAGAATTTAATTTACCTTCTTTAGCACTGACTCTTATTCCTGTTGAGTCTTTAACTTCAAATTTAAAAGGAGGTTCAGCCATTTTAGATTCTTTAGCCAATTTAGAATAGTTACTAGGATTGCTTAACCATTTCATAGCACTGTTTCTTAAACCTTCTGATTTGAATACAAAACCAGGTGTTAATACATCTACTATTTCTTTTTCTTCAGAAATAATACCGGCTAACTCCTGCATTCTTTTTATTTCTACTGCTGATTGCATTTTATTTTTCTAATTTAGCCATATCAGCGTAAAGTCTTTTCATTTCATTATGCATTTTTTCTATTTCACTCAATGAATCTTCATATCCTTCGTGTGTCATAGTTTCATACATACCCTTTACGTTATTATGCATTTCACCCATTTCAGCCATTAATTCTTCTTTTCTTTTTCCTACGTTAAAGGCTTCAACGATTTCTTTCAATTCGTCTTTTGCTGCTTTAGGATCGTTAGAGTAAAGAGCTTTTAAATATTGTTTTACATCTCCCTTAGTGCAACCAACTTTTGCACCCATTTTTCCGTCTTTAGTTTTTTTATAGACACACTTTCCTTTAGCTTTATATGGCATAATAATAATATTAGTTTATGATAAATATGTGCTAATTTTAGTTCTTTGGTCAGCAATCCACTGTTTAGTTTCTTTTATTTGTTCTGGAGTTAAACCTTTACCATCCCAACTTTCTACTTCTCCAGTTTCACTCATAATTTTTTCAAAACCATTATTTACAAAATCATTAAATTCTTTTTCTGTTTGATCTAACATATGTAAATGGTTTTTAAAATACATGTTCTTCGCGTATTCATCAAAGGTACCAGCTAATTTCATGTTGGTTTCTTCTTTAGTCACACACTTTGGACATTTACGCGCGAGTTTATACATATGTTTAACGTATTCACTCTGTCTAGCTAAAGGTTCACTACATTGAGGACAAGTAAGAGGCATAACATTTGTGTCTTTAAATTTAGCTAACTTACTTACAGTACGTTTTATGCCATTTTTAATAGTCCACGTTTTGCCATTTTCATCCCAAACGTCTCCTTCTTGTCTTTTTATTTGAGATTCCCAACCAGCTTGAATTGTAGTTCTATCTCCAGTTTTTTTAGTAACAATGTTACGCATTCGTTGAACTTCACGTTCAGTAAATTCTCTTTTTAGTAGGGTTTCTTTGCTCATATTTGAACTTATATAACTTTTTTATTGATTCTGTTGAGTCTTTTGGGTTATTTTTTATTCCTGTTCCGCCAGCTTCAATAAACTGACTAACATTTGAGCCCATATCATCAATCAACATGTAACCTGGTTTTGCTTCTGTGTGTTTTTCTTTGGCTTGTTTGTAAACTCTGTGGTTTAATGGAATATTTAGGTGTTTATCTACCCAAATATTTTTACCTTTCTTAGCATCTCCGTTTGGGTCTAAACCAGGACTTGATAAAATCCATACTTCAAAATTTTTAGCTTTAGCTAATTCCATAACTTTATTGTAAAGTTGTTGTCCACCTGGATTCCAAGGCATTTCACTCCAAAATTTTACTTTACCTTTATTGATTATGTCCCAAGCTTTACTTGAACCATATTTTCCAATGTATTCTTTAAACTCTAAACCTTCGTCGTTGTATTTTGTAAATTGTTCATCAAAACCGGCTAATACTCCATCTAAATCAAAATAGATTCTTGTAATAGGAGGATTAGATTGTTTAGATTCATTTAGCCATTTAGCATTTAAACCAATATAAACATTCGGTTGGATGTATCCTTCAGGATACATTTTAAAGTTTTGAACTGTTCTGTGCCAACCTTCACCCAAATCATATTTTCCGTCTTCATACTTGAATAAAATAATTGGTTCTTTAGATATTCCACGTGACTTTAATAGTTCTTTTTGGTTTTTGTGTCTTTCTTCATCTCTATCAACAGTACTCTTAATTAAACCATTTATTCTTTCCTTCAATTCTTTTTGTGTTTTTTCACTAAAAATATCCATCGTCATTGGAAAATCTTTTTTGTATTCCCATTCCAAACCAACAATCCATTCATCTAACCAATTAATAAAAGATTGATAATCTTTATAATCATTAATTTTTGTATAAATCCAGTCTTTTAAAACATATTCAGGAACTTTTGGGAGTTTTTTCTTCAAAAAATTATACCAACCATTTCTAGATTCATTTAACATTCCAATATTATAAATGTTAGGATTTTGTTTTCCATAGTCTCTCATTAAAATGCCTGCAATAGCATTAGCATCATTTTCATGTTCACTGCCAGTTTCACCTGAATCTGGTTGTAGTATGCCCATTTCGTTTTGTTTAGCATGAACTAATTCATGAGCTAATGTGCGAAGAACGTCAACTATATTTCGGTTGCTAGGATTTACTGAAATATGATGTTGTGATGGAACATATGCTCCAAAACTTGGTTGGTCTTCACCATACTCATATCTAACTTCAAACGTAGGAGGATTTTGAATTTGAAGTTCGTTGCAGGCATAAGCCATAAATTTTTCAAAAAGTGAATCTTTATCAACAGATTCAACTAAAGATAAAGTTTTATCTATGAAAGAATTTTTTAAATTACTAAGTTTTTCTAAATAACCTGTATTTCTTAAGTCTTTAAATGCTAAATTTTCTAATGAATATTCACCATCTTTATCTAATCCAGCTTGTCTAAAGTTTTTAAGACGTTCTTTAATTTTATTTGTAAGTTCTATTGCTTTTTCAGGATTATCTTTACCTGTTTTTTCTAACTTATCTATTTGTTGTTTAAATAACTTTGTCTTCTTTTCAATTTCTTCATCAGGAATATCTATATTCACATAAGATGGTCTACGTAACCACTTATCATTCATTAAACTGTATTCACCTCTATATTCAGGATGATCTTCGTTATCTTGAATATAAACTTCAATATTCTGTTTACCTAATTTTAAATCATGAACTCTGTTCCAGTTAAGCTTAGCTTCGTCAAAGTATTTTTTTAATAATTCAGGATTATCAAACTTGTCAAAATCTACAACAATGTGTAAATCTATGTCAGATGTTGGAGTGTAATTATAATTTACACTACTTCCTGTTAAAAGAACGTCTTCAAATGGTTCAGGTATTTCTAATCCTTCCCAAAAATAATTAGCTACTTTTAATAGTAATTCTCTTACTTCTGGGTCTACAGTTTCGTCAACTCCAAAAATTAAAGGATTTAATTTATTTTGATTTTTGTACTCTAACCACACCCACTGAGGTTGATTTTTAGGATTAGGCTGACTACCTTCTTGTAAACTAGCAGGTTCTGGGAAATTAATTCTTAAAACTCTTTGAATATCGTCTAAATATCCCTTTTGTATTACTGCTTCAGGAAATAAACTTTTAAAATAATTGTATGTAGTATTGTAATCATTTAAAGCTTTTTTATCTCCAGGATTATTTTTTACTTGAAGATATCTTTGTCTTAACTCAGCTATTGTAGCTCTAAAATCAGTTCCACTAACTCTATCACCATCGCTATCTACAAACTGATCATCTACAATTTCTTCTTGAACTCTATCACCAAAAGCTTCTTTTAAGCCTTCAAAATATTTTAAATCATCAGCTTCTTTACCAGCAGCAGCAACATAAGCTTCTCTACTTAAATCATCTCCAAACCATCTGTAAAGATCTCTAATTGGAGATTTTGTTTGTGAAATTTCAGTTACAATTTTTGGATTAGGTTGTGCTTTTAAATAAATGTCCCAAATAGCTTTACTTTGTTTTGCGGTAATTCCACCCCTTTCACCATGACCTATTAATACTTTTACTTGAGTAATGTAAGGCTTTGATGCTAATTGTTGAGCTGCAGCAAGATGACCTTTATGAGGTGGTTTAAAACCTCCTGGATACCAACAAATTTCTGGTTTTTTGGCTATTTCTTCTCCTATTAATTTTCCTATTTCTGCTATGTTCATGGTTTAGCAAATGTTTTTACTGCTCCTATCGCTTCTCTATAGTTTAGAGGTTTAATAATTTTTAAGAATTTTTCAACAGTTTTAAATTGATCTTTGATATTTTTAATAGCATCGCTAAATTTCTTTTCTGCTGCTTTTTTCTTTTCTTCTTTTGCTTTTAAAGTTTCAGGATCTGGCAAATCTTCTGAGGTTTTTATGTCAGAAGGTTGAGGTTTTTTAAAACTAGATCTGTATTTTTCTGGATCTGTTTGGATTAATTGTTTAAAATAATCTTCTAATTCACCTGAATTTAATATTTTTTCAAATTTATTAACTGTGGATGATTCTGCTGGTTTTAATTCTGTTTGAACAACTAAATATTCAATACCTGGGATTTGTTTATAGCTACTGATTTGATTATATACTTTAGCCCAATTATTTAACACAACATCTTTAGGTAATTTTCTACTTCTATTAAAATTTCTTAAAAAACTAACAATAGGACTTCCATAAAGTGTAATAACCATTACTTTATAACCATTTTGTTGAGCTTTAGACACAATATCTGCTGTTTCTTTAAAATTTTGTCCTGTAGTATCATAAATAAAATTTTGTTTATTATTTATAGCTTCGGGAATAGCTTTAGTTCTTATAGTAATATTATTTTTACTTATATTAGGTCTATCAGGATCATCTTCTGGGTTAAAAGTATCAGGGTTAAATACTATAAAATCAGAAGGTATATTTCTTGTTAAATCATTTATTAATGTTGACTTACCTATTCCTGCTGCTCCTGATAAAATTATTGCTTTTGGTTGTGCACCAAAAACTTCTAATAATAAAGATTGCAGATTAATCATACATATAAATATGTTACATTTCTAGTTTTACTGATGTTGGTAACTTTTCAAATAAAGGTTTTTGATCTGGGTTTTCTAATATATAAATGTCGTAAATATTTTTAAACATAGTAAAATAGTCTTCCAAGGGTTTTTCAGGCTGAACAATTTCCCAACCATTGCCTTGCAATTTACCTTCTTTACCTTTTCTCTTACTACTTTTTAACCATAAAATTCCACTTTCTTCAATTTTTACATCGCTGTGTTCATTCCAAGCATTAGCATAAGCTGATAATTGTAGATTGTGACTAGTATGTAAACTATTACTTGTTTTAGTATCTAATAACCAAACTTTATCATTCATTTTTACTACTAAATCACAAGTTCCAGCATATTTGTGTTCATGACTCAATAAATGTATTTCACTAGCTATTAATTCTGGTTTGCAAGTATTCCAAAAATCACTAAATTTTAAAATCATCTTCCAAACTTCTAAACTATAATTAGCTCGTTTGTTTTCATCTACCCAAATAATTTCTTCACCTTTTAAAAATCTTTCAATAGCATCATGAACTTGAGTTCCTTCTTCACTTGCTCTTCTAACAATAATATCACTATTGTGACCTACGTCTTTTAACCAACTTTCGAAAAACTTATTT